AGTTAATCGATATAGAAATACCCGATGGATTTGATTTTTATAATAATACAGCTACATCAGTATTTTACTTACTAGAGCAACAAGGATTAGGTATACATAGAGATGACTTTATTAGTAACTTTAAACCAAGAGAACCTAGGTATAATATAGAAAAAAATACAGTATACACTTCATATAATTTATATAATGCTACATCTAGACCCACTAATGCTTATAACAGTATTAATTTCGCTGCTATTCCTCACACGGAAGATTATAGAAAGACCTTCACACCGCAAAATGATTACTTTGTGGAGTTTGATTTTGATGGTTATCACCTTAGGTTACTTTGTAATCAAATTGACTATTATTTATCAGATGAATCTGCCCATAAGCAACTTGCAAAACACTACTTCGGCACTGATGACATAACAGAAGAGCAGTATAAAGAAGCAAAACAGATTAACTTTCATGCTATATACGGCAAAATACCAGAAAAGCATAAAGACTTAAAAATATTTAAAGAAATACAGGAATATATTGATGCTATGTGGGATAGTTTCAAAAAAACAGGTTGTGTCTGGAATCCACAATCAGGTAAAGCCTTTTCAAACAAGCTAAAAGACATGCATCCAGCAAAATTAATGAATTATATGATGCAATCGTTGGAAACCTCAAATAATATTCTTATATTAAAAGAAGTACTAAGGTATTTACAGGATAAAAAGACTAAAGTCGTGTTATACACATATGATGCACTGCTTTTTGACTTTTCTAAAGAAGACGGAAAAGAAGTCTTATTTGGTATACAGAATATACTAGAAAAGGATAATTCTTACCCGGTAAAATTTAAATTCAGTAAAGACTTAGTTTTATAGAAACAGTTTAATATTTATATAAAATGCAAACAGTTACAGATTTTTCGTTGAGCTATGATCTCAATGAAGTTTATTTAAACGAAGATATGAGCAACAAGCTGTTTTGTACGTTCTCTACTGAAGAAACATTAGACGACGTACTTACATCCATAAGAGAAAAATATCGCATAGTGTATAATAAAATATTCGTACTTTACTCAAAAAGTCAAAACGAATATATTTGTACATATAATGTTGATTTTGGTAATGTATCTACTTTCTTAGATAATACCATACTAGTACATAGAAAAAAAGAGACTAACACACTATACACTATCAATGCTTTAAACACATTAATAAAGCAACTAAACGACGGTAAGTTAGATAACTCTTTCAAAGTAAACTGGTCAGACTATAGAAACTGTATACTACTTACAAAAGGACCAGAACTTAAAAGAATTAACACAAAACTTTTTAATATTATTGAGCTTTAAAGTTGCTTCGTTAATTATTTTTTCGTATATTAATAGTAGGTTATAATTAAAAATAAAATGTTATATGGATTTAAATGCTATTAAGGCTAAACTCGATGCCTTAAACAACAACGGACAGGACAGAGAAAAGACAGACTATTCAAAGATTTTTTGGAAACCTGAACTAGGTAAACAAACTCTTAGAATTGTTCCATCTGCTCTAGACCCTGCATTTCCTTTTAAGGAATTAAAATTTCACTATGGAATAGGGAAGTACCCTATGATTGCCTTATCAAATTTTGGTAAGCAAGATCCTATCGAAGAATTTGTGAAAGAACTACGAAAAACCAATGACAAAGACAACTGGTCTTTATCAGGTAAGATTAACCCAAAAACTAGAGTCTTTGCTCCTGTAGTAGTAAGAGGAGAAGAAGATAAAGGTGTTAGGTTATGGGGTTTCGGAGTTACTATTTATAAAGCTCTTTTAGCTCTTGCTGAAGATGAAGATGTAGGTGACTTTACAGACGTAATTAACGGTTGGGACTTAATTGTTGAACAACAACAAGGTAACCCATACCCTACTACAACGGTAAGAATTAAACCAAAACAAACACCATTATCAGATAATAATGATTTAGTAGACCTTTGGTTAAAAGAACAACCAAACCCTGTAGAATCGTTTACTCAATATGATTACGATTTTGTTAAAAAGCAATTGCAAAATTACTTAAACCCCGGTTCAGTAGAGGAAGATCAACCTGCTGCATTACCAGGAGGTACAGATAATACAACCCCTGCAAAAACAGACTTTACTTTAGATAAAGCTGCAACTGGGAATAAAGACACTGTTAGTAAATTTGATGACTTATTTAACGAATAAACATGGCGAAAAAGAAAGAACAAACACAAGTACGTGCAGCAGCGTCTGTACAAAAATCATTCAACTTAGGAAACTTTAAGAAGAAGAAAGGGTATTCCTCCTCATCTGTAAAGTTTAAAGAGCAAGGATGGATACCTCTTTCTAAAGCTTTTGTAGATATTACTTCCTTACCGGGAATCCCAACAGGACATATTACACTACTTAGAGGGCATAGTGATACCGGCAAAACAACAGCTTTACTAGAAGCAGCTGTTAACGCTCAAAAGATGGGGATACTACCAGTCTTTGTAATCTCAGAGATGAAATGGTCATGGGAACATGCTAAGGAAATGGGATTAAAGTTTAATGAAGTAAAAGATGAGAATGGAAATGTAGTAGACTATGAAGGTCACTTCCTTTATGCTGATAGAGGTTCATTAAATACTATTGAAGAAGTAGCAGTATATATGGCTGATTTAATGGATGAACAAGCTAAAGGGAACCTACCTTACGATATGTGTTTCTTTTGGGACTCTATTGGATCTATACCTTGTGACTTATCAGTACGTTCTAATAAGAACAACAATGAATGGAATGCAGGAGCAATGTCTACTCAATTTGGAAATAACTTGAATCAAAAGATTCTGTTATCTAGAAAAGAGAACTCACCTTATACCAATACATTGGTAGCTATTAATAAGGTATGGACTATGAAACCAGAGCATCCAATGGGGCAACCTAAGTTGCAGAATAAAGGAGGAATGTCTATGTGGTATGATGCTACATTAGTAGTCACCTTTGGTAATATTACTAACCCAGGTACTTCTAAAATTAAAGCTGTAAAAAACGGTCTTCAAGTAGAGTTTGCTAAAAGAACGAATATACAGATTGAAAAGAACCACATTGGAGGAGTACAGTCAAGAGGAAGAGTAGTTATGACATCTCACGGATTTATCGAAGATGATAAAAAAGCAATTGATAAGTATAGAGATGCTCATAAAGAACACTGGTTAAAACTAGTAGGTTCGGTAGACTTTGATCTAATCGAAGAAGGAGATTTAGAAGAAACACCAATATCTCCAAACCTACTAGACTAATGGCGTACGAAAACATACTCAATAATTTAAAAGAAACCCCACCCCGTGAGTTAAACGACCATATCTTGGTCGTAGATGCTATGAATATGTTAATTCGTAGTTTCTCTCTACTCAAAGCGATGAACCCATCAGGCTCCCATGTAGGCGGCTTGGTGGGCTTCCTTCGCTCATTAGGGTACGTAACGAGGATCTTTGATCCTACTAGGGTGGTAATAGTATGGGACGGTAAAGGAGGATCTGCTAATAGGAAAAATGTAGATCCAAACTATAAAGCTCAAAGAGCAACAAGTAGAATAACCCACTGGGGATTATATGATACTAAGGAACAAGAGATGGAAGCCCTTATAGGGCAATTACATAGAGTTCAGGATTATTTAGAGTGTCTACCTATGCAATCTATGATGTTAGAGAAATTAGAAGCAGATGATATAATAGCGTACATGGCTAAATTAGCTTCTTCCTCAAACGTTAAGAAATGCACAATTATATCTTCAGATAAAGATTTTTTACAGTTAGTAGATGATACAGTAGAAGTTTACGCACCGGTTAAAAAGAAAACCTTTACACAAGATAATATAAATGCAGAATTGCAAGTAATCCCTGAAAACTATAATGTAGTAAAAGCGCTCCTAGGAGATAATTCCGATAACTTAGCAGGAGTAAAAGGGTTAGGGATAAAAACTATATTATCTGAATTTCCGGACTTAATTGATAAGCCTGGAACTACTTTACAGTATGTTTACGATATATGTGAAGCAAAGTTAGACGAAAAGAAAGTAAAGAAAATCTTTCCAAAGATAATTACAGAATGGGATAGAGTAGAAACAAACTTTCAATTAATGGATCTACATGTAACAAGCTTAGATGATAGTGAAAAGCAATACGTAAGAGACGTAATTAAGACACCAGTAAATGATTTACAGACAGGCGCTTTTTTACGAATGTTAGAACTGGACGGCATCGAAGGTATTACCAAAAATACTGAAGCATGGCTAGAGAATTTTAGAGGTTTAACTACCTACAAAAAGAAGTAAAAAAAACGTGAAGATAAAGCATCTTTTAGTTGCTTTTCATGTTGATTTTCATTATATTTAAATAAATAAAGGTTACAATATGACACTAAAGAGTTTACAAGCATACGGAAAAAGTTTTCAACTGAAAGTATTAGGTTCCCTGCTAACAGATAAAATATTTTTACTAAACGTACGAGATGTATTACAAGAAGCATACTTTGATGCTGATTCACATAAGTGGATAATTACAGAAATATGTAATTACTTTGATAAATACCATACTACAGTAACAATGGATGTTCTTAAAGTAGAGCTACAGAAATTAGAGAACGAAGTACTACAAGTAGCATTAAAAGAGGAATTACGTAATTCTTATCAAGCATCTCAAGATGATTTAGAGTATGTTCAAGAAGAGTTTCTAGGTTTTTGTAAAAATCAAGAGATGAAACAAGCTATACTTAATTCTGCAGACTTACTCAAACAAGGTGATTTTGATGGTATTAGAAATACTGTTGAAAGAGCAATGAAAGCAGGAATGGATAAAAATATTGGACATGAATATAATAAAGACGTTGAAAGCAGGTATAGGGAAAATTACAGGCCTACTATACCTTCTCCTTGGCCTATTCTTAACGATGGCTTACAAGGTGGTTTTGGTCCTGGTGATCTTGGTATTATCTTTGGTAGCCCTGGTGGTGGTAAGTCTTGGACTATGGTTGCAATTGCTGCTAATGCTGTTAAATTGGGTCATAAAGTTAACTACTATACTCTCGAACTCGGAGAAGACTATGTGGGTAAAAGATTCGATTGCTACTTTACAGGTTACTCTATCGATGAAGTTAACAAACATCGTAAAGAAGTTCAAACACATGTAGATAACTTAAAGGGTAAGTTGATAGTAAAGGAGTACGCACCTAAACAAGCAAGCGTTAATACTATCAAATCACATATACAGAAATGTATTGATATGGACCATAAACCCGACATAGTAATAATTGATTACGTTGATTACTTAAAAGCACCCTCTAAAGGTAACCAGTCTGAAAGGAAACATGAAGTAGATGATGTATTTATTGCTACAAAAGGATTAGCAAAAGATTTAAAAATACCAATACTAACACCATCACAGGTTAACAGAATGGGTGCAAAAGATAGTATAATTGAAGGAGATAAAGCAGCAGGTTCGTATGATAAAATGATGATTGCTGATGTATGTTTATCACTTTCAAGACAAAAAGAAGATAAGGTATTAGGAACAGGACGTGTTCACGTAATGAAAAACAGATACGGAATGGATGGGATGACTTACCACGTTAAAATGGATACTAATAACGGACATATAACCTTCGAAGGAGAAGCTGATATGGACGACTTAAATAGTACCAATGATAACGGTGTTACCCCGACACATAGAGAATTAGCTAAGAAGTTTTTCAGTATAGA